TGCTCATGTTCGCCATCGTCGCCCTTGACGTCTTGAAAGACAGCTGGCTCGTCGTCGCCGTCGTGACGCGGCGTATGAGTTGGTGAAACAGGCACCGGCGGCCGCTTGGGATCAGCGTCCTCATCCAGTCGGTCGCGCTTAATAACGGAATCGAGAAATGGAAAGTGCAACAAATCGCCCAACGTGATGTGCTCCATAGCATCGCAAAACGCATTTAGCTCATCATCGGTAACACCATACCGCGACAGAAAGAAGCCCCACGTGTCATCGGTGCATGTGTGAACGCGCTCCATCTCGATGAAACGGCCAAACTGCTTCAAGACGATTGGGGTGTGACCCTCAGTGAGAGCCAACAATCGCCGTGTTATGTGGTTGGCGTATGGAATGTGATTAACAGACTTGATGAGCCCAAGGGCAACGCCGCGCATGATAGAGCGCTGGTCCAAGCCCTGCGGAGGATTGGCGAGGAAGCCCAGACGAGCAAGTATGCGGCCGGTTTTTGGGGCCAACACGATGCGGCCATCGTCGACAGGCCAGAACAACGAGCTGCAAAAGTCGACTTTGTGATTATCGTGTTGGTAGTGGATGCGAATCTTTAGCACGAAGCCGGCGCGGCGCCAATCTGCAACATAGGCGTCGATATCGACGCAGTCCCATTCGAATGTAATGACGGAGTCGTCGCCCTGAACCTCAATGGCCGTCCAAGGTGGGCGGTAGCCCTCGATAGAAGTAGGGTTTGAGCTGTAAAGTGGTACGTCGATACGTGTGTGGCGTTGCCAGATCGGCCCGACGGCCCAAGGGCGAGGGTCAAGTGACAAAGGAACTGGCGCAGCATCGTCTTGCGGCCCGTAGTTGGCGTAGAGCGAAACGAACTGGGTGGCAGTGATATCGTGACGGCGGCAAATGGTGAATGCCCACATGGTGGCGTTGACCCAACTATCAGCAAAAGCGGTCCACGGATCACCTGAGGCGACGACCGTCGAATCTGGTGGCATACGCACGAAAATGCCACCTGTCGTACGAAGGTGGATGTCGAGCGACTTGGTTAGAACCGTCGAAAGGTTGTCGGCGCCGAAACCGGCTATGTCATCGGTGCCGGCTTTGCGCAAGAAGTGGATGAACGCGATCAACAGGACGACGTTGACGGACTTGTCAAAGCGGCTGGCGTCGGCTAGTAGAACGGCGCAG